TTATATACTGCTTTGCAGCAGTGCAGTAATTTTGCGTGCAAGCCAATAAAGTCTTCCATTTGGTTCATTTGCGATGTCCGAAAGCATGCCAGCTTTATCGCTTACAATTCCAAGTTCTCCAAGGACATAGACAATATCGTTTGCTTCGGTAAGCGATTGTGTTTCGGGTGTTGTACCATTCAAGTTGTTCTGTCGAATGTAGTTGACCGCTTTTCGGCACAACCAATAAATTCGTCCGTTTGGTTCAGCTTCGATGGCGGAAAGCAACCCCGCTTTATCCTCTACAACTCCAAGTTCCGCAAGTACATACACAAGGTCATTGGCATCAACAAGTTCCGAAACGGGCACAGCATCGTCCATCCATTGGATGCCACAATACTTCAAAATTCCCTTTGCATCGGCAATGGCGCACTTTTCACGAAAGACAGAAGTGCAAAGCAAAGCACATTCCTCCTTGTTCGTGTAAAAGCCGTGTTCAATTAAAACAGCTGGCATTTTTGTGCCGGCAAGCACTGCAAAATCTGCCGTTTTTATGCCCCTATCCTGCAAGCCCAAATATGGAATGCTTTCAGTATGAATGTCTTGTGCAAGTTGGAGTGCTTTTCCTGTTTGTTTGTAAACGTAAATTTCCCATCCGTGTGCAGAGTTCCAATCTGTTCCGTTGGCGTTTGCGTGCACCGAAACAAACAGGTCGGCATTGTCTGCATGCTCTATTACACCGTTCTGTCAGCGAAACATCGATGTCAGCGTCGGGAGAGGTGAGAAAAACCGTAACCCCGTGTCGTTCGAGTTGTTTTTTGATTCTTCCTACCACATCGTGATTAAATTCGTACTCCATAAGAGACCCATCAAAACTGCGTTTTCCAAGTGTTGTTTTACCGTGACCACTGTCAAGTGCTATATTTGACATAACTATTCCTCTCTTTCTTTTGTAGACAATAATAATGTGGGATATAATTGGGCAATCGCCGGATTCTCATTTGCCAACGCCTTTAATTTTGTAACAGCATCGGCAACTAAAAGATAAAATTTATCCTTTGATATGAGATATGACATGAATTTGAATTTTGACATAAATGCATCATATGCACTTGCTTTTTTAACTTCTCCTGTACCGCATCCGTATTTGTTTTCCGATTCTCCGACCGCAGTGAGCAACCATTCATTGATTTTGCCTTTGAAGATACTGTCGAATTTTAGGATTATACAGACAAATACCACTGTAATGAATACAAGTGTGTCCCAATTTGCTATGAGAAAACTAATTAGTTTCATCGTCATTGCCTCCTGTGTATTGCTCTAATTTTTTGTGGATTACGTTGCGGAAGATTCCAAGACCTTTTACGCCTGCATCGTCGAGGTTTTCAAACACCGAAAGTGTGTCTTTCAAAAGCATTAAGGTGTATACCAATTGTGTAAACCAAATTGCCAGCTCCGACAAGATAGACACCCGATAAAATAAGCTGCATAAAATTGCCATGACTACAAATATGATCAACTTATCGGTTGTTCCCTCCAAAAACATTTTGCTGTTGATGTACTTTTTTCCTTGCTCATCTTTCCTACGAATTGCCTTTTTGACACCTCCGGCTTTTCGGCTCTGTGCATAAAGCCTTGTCACAATATCAAGAACAATCATGCCCATTACCGCCAAGCTTGAATAGAGATATTCAGGTGCGGGAAAGAAAAACCAATATAGCCATGATCCAGCAATCGAAAGCAATACCAACACCCCATTGCTAAATAAATTTGAAATGTAATGCATTAAATTTGTTGGTTTCATAATGGCTCTCCTTGAATCAAATCTTTCAATTCCCAAGTGTTTGTAATCACATCGCTATCGGAATAAATAGCGGATGGATATTGCGTTTCGGAATTGTATGTTGTGGGGTCGGGTTGCTCTGATGGCACAAATTCCTTATACCCGGCATATAATTTCAGTTGTTCCTCTGTGGGGTTTACAAATACTCGTTCGACTTGTTCCTCCGGTAGTTTTGTAATGAAATATTTTTCATTCCACGGATTGGGCGGTGTTGTTTCATCCATAAATTTATACAACATAATAGGTTACCTCCATGCTTGTTGGTTGTACGGTTGTGATAGGTTCAATACCATTCGTCCCTTTTTCGGTTGGGATATATGGTAGGTTTGATGGGAAATCATACACTTTTATGACCATCGGGAAAACAATTTTCACCGTTCTTCCTGCCGCCTTTTCCGTCGAAAGAAATGCTTTCCACTGTGCCAACGTTGTAATTCCGACCATGGAAAAATAGATTAATCCATAATTTAAGTTGCCACGTATCCCATCTTTTCCGATGATGTCTGAGTAATAAGGAAAATGCGTGCACTCGATATTACTTAATCCGTTGACTTTTGTGCCATTCAGGTCAAGATAAGCAGAAAAACTACTTGCAGTTGACCAAGCCGGCATACTAATCCAGTTTGAATTTTCATCGACAGACAGTTCCATGTTGTTTCGATAGATTCGACGATTTGCAAATTCAATGCAATCTCCTTCATACAAAGGCTTTGCGATTGAAATTGTTGTGTCTTGATAGGTATAGGCTTCGTATGCCGATTCACTCCCAAAGCAAACCATAACATTCGACACAGATACGTTAACAGTTCCAACAGCACCAAGACGAGCAAACCGAATCCTTAAATAAGGAATTCCGTATGCTCCAACAAACGCAGCCGGAGTAGTAAACGTTACAATCTTTCTTCCCGATGTTTGATTTGGATATTGACTTTGCCCCACAATGTCAGCCATATAGCTTGTGCCCCCATACCCAATTGCACACGACACAATATTGCTTGCAGAATTCACAACATAATCGAAAGACAACGTATATACCGTGTTTGGAAGAAGAATTACTTTTAAATTCTGCGGAAAATATTCCGTATAATAGGTGTTGGTAAATGACACGGTTTGATTTGGAATATTCGTTATATTTTTTCCCTTACTCCTTAAACCAATCTCATACTTTCCGCTTGCCGAATTGTAAGTTCCAACGCCTTGAATTGGTATCATGCTGGACGGCGAGGGTGTTCCGCTTCGGTAGTTTTTTCCGTAAATCTTATAATCTGCCAAATAGCTTTTATCCGAATTTGTCAACAGCAACGGTGGCACCCCCGAAACAGTCGTCAACGTTCCTTGTGGTTGCCTTGTTCTTGTTTTCTGCTTCCACTCCCCGTATCTCATATCGTAATCCCCCTGACATCTCCGTTCAGATACGTGCCATCCCACAAATACTCACATTGTAAAATCGGTTGGATTCGGGGACAAAATTTCCATTTACAATGTCCGAACCTGTCCACTTGACGTTGGAGGGATAGGATAACGGAATGGGATTTGATAAGCCTATGCTTGAAAAGACAATGGAGCAAAAGAATATTGAACTTGTTGACAATGTTGGAAATGTTCCAATGCTGATATCTGTGTAATAGATGCATCGATATTCCTTGTTGGATTCAAGCGCCCCTAAATTCAACGAGTTTCCTGCTCCGTTTGACAAAACGATTTGTGTTTGCACAGCCAAGGCTGTATCAGAAACAATTTCTGTTTTGTCTGCATCTGTCCAGTAATCGGTTCCCTTTAATGGGGTGTGCCCGTCAAATCCAATGCCGTTTTCTCCGTTCTGACCATCCTGTCCATCTTTGCAAATTTGAATCCATGCGCCATTGCGGTATATGTAATATTCATAGGGTTCGTACAGTTCTATTTCAATCGGATAAATCAAAAATGAGAATACAGGATTTGCACCACCAATCATTGCAGTTCCGTAAAAGTGTAATTGCAATGATGTTATATCTGAATCCAGTATAGGTTGAGGAATCCGTATCATGTATTGATTTCTATCATCCAAAATATCATAACTTGATGTTACCTCATAATCTGATTGCCCCGATAATTTGTATCTCACCAAGACCTGACCACCTATAAACCCAACATCTGCATTTTGTGAAGTTGACAAATCAAGATTGATTCCTACTATTTTTTTACCGAAAAATGAAGTCTTTGGTAGCTCGACATATCCGTTGTAATTGGGTGTGTTTCCAAATGAAATTTTGTAAGAACCGTCACCGTTATTGACCGCACCTGTACTATCACCAAAACAGGAAACCGATGATTCACTCGTTAAATCCTCGGTAACTGTATGCACCTTTGCGTATACAGTGTTCTGCAATCCCTCCGTAGGAAGTTCGGCAACATATTCACATTGAATATCTCCTGTGTCGCCTTTTGACCCTTTTAACTCCGAGAGAGAAACCAAGGTTGTGTTGGTGCTATCCCCTGTATATTGATATTTGATATTTGTGCCGTCATTCCAAAGTTCAATTTTTGCGCCTTGAATCCCTTGCACCCCTTGAATTCCTTGAATTCCTTGAATTCCTTGTATTCCTTGCACACCACTTTCGCCTTTTGCCCCTTGCAGTTCCGAAAGCATCACTAAATTCTGCCACGTTGTTTCGTGTTCCAATTTCCATTGAATTGCATCGGATGATTTTTGCAGCGAAACATTTTGTCCGTTTTGAATTGCCGCAATCGCTGTGGCAAGGCGGGATTCTCTACCCACCTCCGCCCCTTGCCTTGCGGTTTCATTCGCAATGCGGATGCTTTCCTCTGTACCCATTGTATTCACTTTGTCGATCATGGTATTCACAACCGGTGCGATAACGCTTGCCGTTAAATGATCAAATTTCGCTTTGTTTTCGGCGGGTGTTCCGGTTAGAATGTCCGGTGCCGAAACAATGCCGCTTGCTACGAGTTGTTCGGGTGTAATTTTTTCTATTTCCGCCATTTTTGTTCCTCCTTTTTATTTCGCTCATTTTTTTGCTTTTTGAGGTTGTTATCCCTTATAATTGCCTGTTTCGGTAAATTCCAAAGAAAAGGAATACAACCCAAAAGATTCATTTTTGACACTGTTTTGAATGCGAAAGCGCACTTTATCGACATTTTTGAATTTAATTTTTCCCCCGATTGTTTTTGGCGTGCGGTCTGCGGAAAACACAATATTGTTAAAGTCGATGTAATCCCAGTTGAAATAACGTGCCCTTGCACCCGTATCAAAAATTTCTTTCCAAATTCCTTTTACTTCAACCGAAACCTTTGCCCCCGTTTGCGCACCGGAAGCAAGGCGAAGCGCAATGTGACGGAAGTTCTTCTTTTTGTAAAAAGAAATGCCGGAAACTTCGGGAATTTCCCAATAAGCATTGATAGCGGCTCCGTTGTCGTGATAGGATTCCGCACTCTGTGTGTCGGAATAAAACCGCATCAATTTTCCGTCAGAGGTGCCAAAGCAAAGTGCGCCGTCCTCCTCATACAGTACACGTGCCGCAATATCGGTGAAATAATAGCATTCATACTGATAATTGGAATAGGGGGAATCCTTTTCAAAATTCTTTTGCAATGAATCGAGAATATAAATTTTGTTGTTCACCGCAAGCAAATAAAAGTTCTGATAGGAAAGCGCAAAGCTATCGGCAAGATTTTGTTCCTCCTGCAATGCCTTTGAAATATAATAACTGCGCAGTTGAGAACAGCGTTCCCCCGTGAGTTCCGAGGTGGTGACGGCATAAATACCAAGCCCTGTCAAAAACAAAGGTTCGCTTTCCAAATATGCAAATCCATGTCTTGCCACTGCCCCTTCGCTCTGCACCACATTCACCGTGTTGAATAGTGCATTCCCGTCGGCATCCAACGTGCCGCTGCGCACAATAATATTTCTGCCGTCATTGCTTTTGCTCTTGTGTGCCGTAAGATAATTGTTGTAAACCGTGTAACCCACAATTTCACTTTCTGCCGACCCCACATCGTCATAGAACGTATCGGGAAAATAGAGCAAGTTATCATATTCACTGTAATGATCGATGTTTTTATAATCGGAATTGCCCCCCACAAACAAGCGGTCAAGCCCTCCTGAAACACCGTATAAACATGCGACCTTGCATTTGTTGATGCGATCGGCATATCCTTCCCGCACCTTTGTTACGGTGACACGAATATTTGGCGTGCCTGAAATGGGGGTTGCTTTGCTTAAAGTTCCTCCCAAAGTAATGTAGCCTGCATTTCCAAAAATCCAATAATCATTTTGCAAATTATTTTCTGTTACCGTCACCCAATTTCCGTTTTTATCCATAATCTCAGTCACGACATCATGAAATTCGGTAGAAAACGTGGAGGAAAGATAGTATTTGCATGGTTGATCAGTCACCAACAGTGCTTTTCCGAAAAAGGTTTCCGTCCATTTTTTTCCCAACAAATTGATGGGTTCGTAAAGTGTTCCGCCGCCCTCTGGCTGCTTCCCGATCAACAGTGTCGGCACATAAGCTTTTTCCGTTGCGGGAAAAACACTCGTTCCGTCAAACGCAAGAAAGGTCTTGCCGTCGAGCAAAAAAAAGAGTTTCCCCATACCGCACCGAATTGCTCCGTTCATCGTTCATATCGGAATATAGGATTGATGTTTCTGTTGTTTGGGTCGTGCTGTTAAAGCTCTGCAAATAGAGAACTGTCCCCGCATGTACCAACTTTTTGTCGTCGTAGGAATGCACTCCGTTGATTCTTGCACCGAACTCCGCTGTTTTGTAATAGCCCGTGCGTTTGCGTACCTTTCCAACTTCATCACGAATCATGTTCGGTGCATCGGGCGAACGCATGCTGTCAATGTTGCTCCCAGCATTGTTCAAATCGACGCCCTTGAAGCTTTCAACCGTATAAACATTTCTGGCAGGGCTTGACGGCACATTAAAAAAAGCCATTATACCCACCCCGTGACACTGACAAAGTTCAGCGCATTTTTACTCGTTTTCCGCTTTTGCGATTGTAGCACCGCATCTTTTCCAGCCTCAAATTCGTTGCGATATTGCACCGAAAGGGAAAGATCATCGTCCTTGAATAGGGCGGACGCCATATAGAGTGGAAGCAACATCAACACTTCGGGGTCGGAAGCAAGTTCCGTTTCGTTTGGCGTTGCTTGTGTAATCGTCTGCGGATAGGCATTGTACCAAATGTCCCATGTGCCCACTTTGCCTTTGTTTAAAATAAGAATATTCCCGTTTTCGAGGAAATATCCGTTTGTGCGATGAATTCCCGTTTCATCGGTGAGATAAATTTCGTTTTCAACAAGCGAATGAAAATCAGAGCAGAGCGTTTTTAAATCATATTTTTCGTAGCCCTGTTCTGTGCTGCTTTGTGTCAGTTCGAGTTTCTTTTTGCAAAAAATGCCCGCAGCCGCCAAAAGCAAAAATGCTTCATTCGCCGCCGCAGGCATTCCGTTTCGATATGCCGCCGTCGTATCATCCTCTGTGATACTGCCCGAATCAGCCGAAAACATTTTTTGCAAGGTAATGAGTTTGCAGTCATACCATGTCATAATTATGACCATCCTTTCGTTGACATGGGACGTTTTGTCCGTCCCAATAAGGTTTCGTATCTTTGGAGCGCTTTGAAAGGACAAAACTCCCCTTTGAAAGAGTTATCTTTCATACTTCTCCTTTCCGTATTTTCCGTTCCCGAGCCCCCCGTAAAAGGGAGGCTCGGGAAAAATTTTAACCCTTTTCTCTTAAAGTGCCGTTGCGCCTGTTACACCGCCGACCGAAGCAAATCTCCAGTCATTAAAGCCTGCGGTAAAACGGGAATACCCAGCCCAGACGTTGTTGTCGGTGTTTTCATCGATGTAGGTGCGCACTTCCAATTTCACACGGTCAAGCCAAACCGCTCCGCCGTATTCACTGTTGAATCCGCTGTCAAGCACAATCCAGGGTGATGTACCGGCTGAGAGGAACTGATTGAGATAAGGATTGATGATGATGTTCCATCTGCCAAACTGATAATTGAATCCGTTGTTTGCTGTGTTGGGGTCTTTGTCTGCCCCGAGTGCCGCAAACACAGCGGTTTTCAAAGCCGCATCGTTGCCGATCATAATGGTGTCGGGTGCAAGATTTAAGATGTTGTTGTTGTCATCTCTAAAATTCTGCATTGCTGCTTCCACTTTGGAGAGATTATCCACCGTAAAGGCATTGGAAAATTTGTTGGATTGATTTGCGCCCTTCACCTTTGAGGGGTGAGAGGTGGAAAAGACCACCTGATTGTCGGCACTCTTGACCGAAAAGGTCTTTCCGCTGATGGTAACGTCCGTTCCACCAATTGCCGAAGCAAACAGATTTGCGCCAAAGCGTTCTCTTGTGCGGTAATAGGAGGTGGTGAATGCAAGCGGTTTCTTCTTCATATCAATGTTCTTGCTGTCGTCTACCATTTCACGGGTGATGATGAATTTGGACTTCCAAACCTGCGGTTCCACAACCTTTTCATACCCGGTGTTCATTTCGTTGATTTCATATGCTCCGCCTTCTCCTGTGGGCTTAAAGTCGTCCATGGAGGTAAGACCGGTATATTTCTCGGCAAAATTTGTGGTGAGTTCCACCGCAAACAACTTGTCCAGCACCGATTTTTCCTCAAATGCCTCCGCTTTCTTTTCGATAAACCGTCTGATTGGGGCCAACGTCTTGCCATAAACACTGTCGTTCAGACCCGAACCCTCTGAAAAAATAATTCCTGCCATAATGATCTCCTTTCGTTTTCCTCTGTTTTTTTAGAATCGAACCACAACGGTATCGCCGATTGCAGTTCCATTGATGTCAACAAGCTCCGCAACGCCGGAGGCTGTGGTTGCCGTTACGCCATCGGCGGTTGCGGAAAGTGTCACCTTATCCCCAAGGTTCAGCGCCGTTCCGACCGCTGTTAAGGGGGTTTCAAACAACATGGTTTTTTGTACGCGGATTGCGGGAATCGAAACGCCGACAGCTCCGGTGCATGT